CTAAAGAACGAGGGTAAGCTCGGCCGGTCTCGAAACGGCGCTGGAGCCGACCTGCACGACCGCGAGGCTGACCGAGGGGCCGGCGGCCCTGTCGGCCGCCACAGCCGCCGCGTCATAGACGAACGCGGGACTGTCCAGATCGTAGAGGCGCGTCTGTCCATCGGCGCGCGTGACGCCCAGCCGGTAGCGCTCGCGATCCTCGGCCAGCGGAACCTCGACGCCATCGAGCCAGGCCCAGCCGAGCCGGCTTCGGCGAACCCATGTGACGATCATCCCGCCGTCATCCTGCAGCCGCGCGCGCAGGTGCACGGGAGCGAGCGGGCGCAGCGCCTCGCCGATATCCTCCGCGCTCGCCTCGACCGGAGCGTGATCGCCGATCCCCGAGGCCAGCACGCGAACCGAGGCTCCGAGCGCGCTGAGCGGCGGATCGTAGCTCGCAAGGCTTTCAGTCTCGATCAGCACGAACCGGTCTCCGGCCTGGTGACCGGCGACGGCCCAGTCCGTTCCGCGGCGCGCCCGCAGCAGGCGGCTGAGCCGCCACCGGCTGCCGCCCAGCGGCTCTGCCTGGCCGAACTGGACCAGCTCCCGGCCGACCAGCGCCAGGTTCGCGCCGCCCAGCAGCCGGCCGTCATCCGCATCTTCAAGCTCCATGCCTTCGTGCGGCAGCTGCACGTCCAGCGTGCTGTCCAGATCGACCAGGGCCTCGCCTGCGGGCGGCAGCGCATTCAGCGCCGTCCCGATCGCCGCCGGCGCGGCCGTGCTTCCGATTGGTTCCCAGCCGACGCCGCCGTTCAGGCTCGCCATCAGCGTCGCGCGCCGCCAGCCTGGCGACACGCCTGCCGCCGCGATCAGCAGGCGCGGCGCCTGAAGGAGCTGGTCCTCCAGCCCGGGCAGGTCGAGCAAGTGAAGGACCGTCGGTGCATGCACCCGGTCCGGCGGCGTCACGCTGCGGCCAGGCTCGGCGGGCGGCAGGGCCGCGCTGCCGGCGCGGAACCGGATCAGCTCCAGCTTCACGCCCTGCCGGTCGACCGTGCGGCCGGCGACGCGCCACAGCCCCGCATCGTCCGGCAGCGCGACGATCGCTCCCGGCGCGACGGCCAGGCGCGACCAGCCGCAGCGAACCGACCGGCTCCCGCGCTCCCGCACCGCCCGCGCAAGCGCATCTTCGGCGACAAGGCGCGCCTCGTCCGCCGCCAGCGCCGCCGGAAGGTCGATGCGCCGGGCGCTCCGCCCGCCCGGCCGCCGCGCCTGCTGCACCCCGGCCTGATAGTCGCGCGCGGGGTCGTAATAGCCGAGCACGACCGAGCCCGGCTGCTCGCCCTTGCCCGGCAGAACCTCGCGCGTCTCTTCGGACAGCTCGCTCGCGGCAACGGGCAGCGGCGCTTCGTCATCGCTTGATAGAACCAGCCGCGAACCGGCGCTGCGGAGCCGGACCGGCAGCGCCTCGCCCAGCGCCTGGACCAGATCGCGCACCGTGTCTCCGGCTGCGGCGAAGCCGCGCAGGGACGGCCCGCCTGCGCCCGCGATCAGGCCGCCGCTCAGTTCCTCCAGCATCGGCCCGAGCGCCGCCGGCCCGGCATCGGCTTCGACTTCGAAGGTCAGGGACGGAATGCGGTTGCCGAACGCCTCCAGCGCCATGTTCTCGAACACGGCATAGGCGCATCCCCTATAGGCGGGCGCGCCCTCGCCGCCCTCGGCCGAGGCGATGAACGGATCGGCGGCCTGGTCCTGGTCGCCAGGGTGGAGGCGGAACCCGGTTTCGCTCTTCCAGTCGCCCGCCGCTCCGCGCAGCAGGTTTCCGTCCGCCCAGATGCGATGCACCGCCCGGATCGGCCGCCCCGACAACAGCACCGCGAACGACGCGCTATAGCTGTAGGTCGTGGTGGAAGGCCTCCCCTTGCCGCCGCCTTTCCTGCTGCGGTGCTCGACCAGGTCCGTCGCCCAGATCACCGTCCCCGCCACCCGCAGCGCGCCAAACAGCTTCGGGATTTGCGCGCCATAGCTGGAGGTCTGCACGCGCAGATCCTGCAGGCGCGGGCCCTCGCGTCCTTTGGGCTTGAAGATTCGCGCGTCGATCGACTGGCCGATCAGCGCGCCGATCGCGCCGCCCACCGGGCCGAAGACCGAGCCGACGGCGGTCAGGACCAGCGTCGCCATATGCTCAACACCTCCCATTCAGGATCGCCGGGCCGCTCCACCACCCGCCGCAGCCCCGCATCGGCATGGACGAAGCCGCGCGCCGTCCTGACCGCCAGGTGCAGCTGCGCCGGCCCGGTGCGCATCAGCAGAATGTCTCCGGGCCGCGCGCTTTCCACCGCTGCGAAACCCGCATCGCGGATCATTCCCGCGACAGCCTCGGGGTCACCGCCGCGCAGCGCGTAGCCGCCCGGCGCTGTCGCTCCGGCCGCCAGCGCCGCCACGCCCACGCAGTCGAGCCCGGTCAGCGGGTCCCGTCCATGCAGCCTGAAGCGGGCGCCCACCAGTGCGAGCGCCGCCCGCTCGACCGGGTTCATTCGCCCGGGTAGCGCGTCAGCAGATCGGTGCCGGGCAGATGCGGCTCGCCGCGGAAGTTGAGCGCGTTCGAGAACCGCTCCCGGCAGGTCCGGAACCTTTTGTCGCAGCCTTCAGCGATCTCCACGCGCGCGCCCTCCTCCACGTTGAAAGGCGGCGGCTCCGCCAGCGTGACCGCCGCGCCGTCGCTGGCGAGGATGCTCGCGCCCAGACCGGCATTGGCCCCGTCGAGCCAGCGCAGCCGTCCGCCGCCCCACCCGCCCGGCGACGGCTCGGCTTCGTCCAGCGCCAGCCCGTCCCCGGCTGCGTCGATGACGCGCGCGATCCGCACCCGGCCCGCCATATCGACTCGGCAACGCCGGTCGCCCAGTTCGACCCGGCACAGCGGCGATGTCTCCTCGACAAACGGCCGGTCCAGCAGCGCGCCGGGTCCCTTCAGCTCCGCCGAGAATTTGCCCCGCTCCAGCGAGACCGCGCCCAGTTCTCCGCTCAGCAGCTCCACGAATTGCGCTGGGTCCGCCCAATCCGCCGCGAGCAGCCGCACCGCCGCGCCGTTCCACCGCCCCGCGCGCAGATCGTCTTCCGAAATCGCATCCGCCGTGAGCGCCCCCGCCACGTCCAGCGCATCGGCCTCCAGCGGATCGCCGTCCTCGACCGCGGACGGCGCGATCCCCGGCGCCGCGCGATAGCGGAAGCCGTCCAGGACCAGATCGCGGTCATGCGCCGTAAAGCCCAGCGCAACGCCATCCCGCCGCTCGATCCGCCAGCATAAGGCGAAGCCGGTCAGCTCGCGCTCCAGAAATGCGCTCATCCTTCCCGCACCTCGATCAACGGCACACTGATCGCCTCGCCGGCCAGGAAGGTCGCGCGGTTGACCGACAGCCGGTCCTCCTCGAACCGGACCGGCACGTCGAAGCGGAAGCCGGCGGTCACGGTCTGTCCCGCCGCCGGCGCGACATCGAGCTCGACCACGCCGCCCGGGCGCAGCGTCCAGGCCCCGGTCTCGACGCCGCCCACCGCCACCCGCACCGTTCCTGGCACCGGCCGCGTGATCCGCCGCGCCACGCCGCCATAATCCTTGCTCAGCGGAAAAGCCGTGCGCACGCCGTCGCCGGTCCCCAGCAGCTGGTCGGCCGCGCCCGGCTCGCCGCTCATCCCGTTCGAGCTGTCGTCGAACGGATCGCGGAAACGGAACGCCTGGGCCGGCCCGCGCCGCGCCCGGAAGAAAGCGATCAGCGCGCCCAGATCGGCTTCGGACCGCACGCCGGGTCCCGCATCGAACTTCAGCCGCGCCTCCGCCCATTCGGCGTTGCGCTGCTCGCGCCCGCCCGCGCCGGCGGCAATGGCCGTCGAGGTCGCCGCCTCGACGCTCGCCTCGCGCCCGATCGCGATCGGGAAGCTCACATCGGCGAATGCGTCCACATCCTTCTCCTCGTCGAACCAGGTGAAGCCGTCGCGGATCACCTGCGGCAGCGCCCATACGAACACCTCCGCGACGCCGCGCTCGCGCGCCCGCTCGATCGCGTCGGCGATCGCCTGCCATTGCCCGCGGTCTTCAGGCCTCAGCACGAACCCGCTCAGATAATGCTGGCGCTCGGGCGCATAGCCGAGGCGCGCCGTCATCTCCGCCGCGCCCCGCGCGCTGGCGGCGGCGTTCCCGGCCGTCACCCACTCATAATCCTCGAGCTGCAGCACATTGAAGGCCGGCGATGCCCAGGCCTCGGGCGCCAGCGCCGCTTCACGCCCCCGCACGGTTGGCAGATAGAGGAGGAGCAAAGTCTCGGCGTCCGGCGCGACGGCCTTCACCGCCGCGACCAGCGCGCTGGTCGAGGCGGCAAGCAGCGCGCCTGCCTGCGCCTCGTCCGGCGGGGCGCCGCCCGAAGCGGCGGTCGCCGCCGCATCGTGCACGCACAGCGTCCCTTCAGGCGCCACCCACCACCAGGGCTCGCCTACCTGAAAGCGGACCCGAAGCCCCGCCTGGCTCGCGATCCCGGCAAAGGCGGCGGCGACCGCCTGCAGATAGCCCATCGCTTCCGCATTGGCCGGCGACAGCAGGGTCGAAGGCGGCGTCCACCCGGTCAATGCCGGGCTGCCGTCCGCCGCCCGCTGCTTCCACGCCTCCGGGCAATGCTCGTCGAACAGCTCGTAGGACAGCGACAGGATCAGCTCGTAGTCCAGCGCCTTGGCGCGCGCCGCGAAATCCCGGTGCCAAGCCGCGCAAGCCGCGTTCAGCGCCCCACCGGCCAGCGTCACCTTCCCGCCGTCCAGGCGGAAATAATGACTCATCCCGACATAGTGGTTGATGATCCCGCGATAGCCGAGCTGGAGGACGTTCCGCAGCAGCCGCGCCGGCGTGACGTTATAGGCATCGTCATAGCCGGTCGCGATGCGCAGCGTATGCGGCGGTGCCATCAAGTCGCCGATCGCCAGCACCGATCCCGAGCCGTCGCAGCTGATGTCCGACAGCTCGGCCCAGCCCTCCACCGGCGCGTCCAGGTCGCCACTGTCCGCGTCGTCATATCCGGGCGGCACGAGCGAGATAAACATCCGGTCGACATCGCCTGTCCAGACCGGCTCGCCCGGCAGGCCGAAGCCCGCCTGCAGCGCGCCGAAATCGAGCGTCGCCACTGCGTCTTCGGGCGAGCCCTCGACATAGTTCCACAGCCGCACATACCAGGACCGGGGCGCACCACTCTCGTCCCTGCCCTCGATCGTCAGCGTCGGCCCGTTCACGCCATCCAGCGGGATCACGCCCGAAGATCGCCACCGGAACGACAACACGCACCGCCGGAAATCGCGCGAGGTCTCATAGGCGAGGAGCGGATGATCGTACCGGTCCTCCGCCCACCAGATCAGCCCCGCCAGATCGTCCTTGCGATAGAACACCGCATCGACGCGCAATGCATTAGGCGCGGTCGTCACGACCGAAGCCATCATCGGCCGCGGAAAATCCACGGTCCAGAACCGCGCATCGAACCGCTTGATGAAGCCGGCTTCCTGCACGGTGCGCCGGTCGGCGAGCCAGAAACCCATTCAGCCCTCCATCGCCCGGCGCACCGCGCGCGCGACTTGCCGGCTCGAGCGGACCAGCGCCTGTGAACCGTCCGCTCCGGCCGGCGCATTGACGTTGATCGTCACCCGCACCTCGCCTGCCGAGCGCAACGAAGGCGCCGCGACCTGGCCCGCCGCGGTCGGCACGAACAGCTCCGGGCCGCGCTCGCCGACCACATAGGCGCGGCCCGGCGACACCGGCCCGCCGGTGGCGCGCCCGGGCAATCCCAGCACGCCGCCGACGCTGGACAGGATCGAGTGCACGCCCGCCCGCACCGCGCTCGCCGCGATCGAGCTCAGCACCGACATCGCCACCCGGCCCAGGTCTTCGAAGCCGAGCTTGCCCGTGCGGATCGCCCGCGCCAGACCCGCCTCCAGCGCCCTGCCCGCCCGGTCCACGCCCGCCCCGAACGGCCCGTCCAGCTCGGCCCGCATCGCCTGCACGTCGCGCGCAAAGCCTTGCGTGTCGGCGCGCACCGACACCACCAGCCGCTCGATTTCCTCATCCATCCGGATATTGCTCCTGCAATCGCGCCAGCACGTCCGCCCCGGCCGGCGCCTCCCCCGGCGGCGACAAGGCCCCGAACACCGCAGCCAGCTCGGCGGGAGTGGCGTCCCAGAACTCCCCCGGCCGCCAGCCGAGCAGCGCCCCGGCGAGACCGGCCAGACGCACGGCCGCCCCACCGAACAGCCCCTCTCCCCTTGCGGGAGAGGGCGACTCAGGCCGGCAGGCCTGAGCGGGGTGAGGGGAGACAGCCTCCGAGGTTGATCCCATCCGCCACTCCCCTCACCCGGTCAGCGCTGCCGCGCTGACTCGACCTCTCCCGCAAGGGGAGAGGTGTCATGCCCCCTGCAGCACCTGCCGCAGCAGCACCTTCAGCGCCGGCGTCGCCGCGACCAGCCCGCCCGCCGCCACCCCTTCCGCGAAGGCCTCGCGCGTCAGCCCCTCCGGCCGCTCGCGCAGGCAATGCCAGAACAACGCCGCCATCTCCGACAGCCTGAGCCCGCCGCTTGCCGCCCGTTCGACCAGCGAGAACAGCGGCCCCAGCTCCTCCTCCGCCGCCGCCAGCGCCGCAAAGCTCGGCCGCAGCACCAGCTCCAGCCCGCCCACGCGCAAACTCGCCTCCCCACGATGCGGATTGGCCGGAGGAGTCATACCGACACCACCTCGCCCGAGCTCTCCAGGCTCAGCGTGTAGCTCCGCTCCCCATTGAAATCCCCGGCATAATCGAGCCGCGACACCAGGAACCGCCCCCGCATCCGCTCCCCGCTTTCGAAGCTCAGCTCGTAATCGTCGAGCACGCCCGCCAGCGCATTGCCCTTCAGCCGCGTCTCCGCCGCCGAGCCGGTGAACACCCCCGCGCCCGACACGGACACCGACCGCACGCCCGCGCCCGACAGCAGCTCGCGCCACCCGCCCGAGCCCTTGTTGGTCACCACCACCGTCTCGCCGTTGATGCTGAGCTGCGTCGTGCGCAGCCCCGCCACCGTGGCATAGGTCGGCGGAACTCCGCCGTCCCCCACCTTCAGCAAAAACGCGCTTCCCCGTTCGATCGGCATTCAGCCCTCCATTGCCCGAATTCGGTATTCGACCGTGCCCAGCCAGCCGCCGCTGCCGTCCCGTGCCGTCCGCGCCCGCAGCAGCACGATGGAGCCGAGCCGCCAGCTCCCGATCTGGCGCGACAGCCCTTCGATCGCGCGCCCGGCTGCACCCTGCAGCGCCGCGGTGCGCGACCAGCTCTCCCCTTGGTCATGCACGCGCACCTGCAGCCGCGCTTCGCGGCCGATCGCGCCCTTGGCGCTCCAGTCCGCGCTCAGCATTTCGCCCAACACCAGGTAAGGCGGCGTCGCCCGCACCGGCCGCTCCAGGAACACGCCGTTCGCGCCCTCCACCGCCCGCAGCGCCGCCAGCGCCGCATCCTGCAGCTCCGCTTCAAAGCTCATCGAAACAGCCCTCCGATCCGGCGCAGCCGTTCGGCCGCATCCGGCCCGCGCAGCTCCAGCCCCTGCCCGGTCTCGATCGCGCCAAGCTCCGCCGCGATCCGCCGCCGCGCCCGCGCCGCCGCCTCCGCGCCGATCCGGGCCGCACGCCGCTCCAGTCCCTCCAGCGTCACAGCGCCACCCTCCGCCACGGCCGCCACAGCGCCGCGACCGCAGCCGGCGGCGCTTCCTCTTTGGGATCGTCGCGATGCGCGAACATGTGCGTCGCCAGCCGCACCGCGCCTTGCCGCAGCGGCTCCGGCAGCGACTCCCAGCCGCTCGCCAGCCCGGCCTGGTAGGTCACGCGCACCCTCCCCGCCGCGCTCGGCGCCGTCACCCGGATCCAGCCGCTCCCGTCCGCGTCAATGTCGATCGCATAGGCCTCGACAGGCAGCACGAACGCCGCACCATCCGCCGGCAACCCCTCGACGGAGGTGATCGCCCGCACCGGCGAGGCCGCGAGGCGCTTCCACTCGGCGCTGGCCGGCAGCACCTCCACCGCCTCGCGCGCGATCCCGATGCGCCCGCAGAACGCCTCGCACAGCAGCAGGCTGGTCGCCGCCAGCTGCTCGATCAGCGCATCCTCGCCGGCCTGCGCCACCCGAGCATAAAGTTTCACCTCGTCCCGCGCCGCCGCGAGGTCCGCCTCTCCAAAAGCCGCCATCGTCAGCACGCGCGCCTCCCCGCCCGGCCCGGACGGGCCAGCCTGTCCTCGTTCATTCGTGAAGCTCCTTGCCCGCCGGCTCAGCCGTCTGTCCGCTCGTAAGCGCCCGCGGCGCCGCTGCCGTCTGTCCGCCGCGGCCGCCCGGCCATGTCATAGGCGAGCGCCGCCGCGCCGCTCGCCACCCGTCCATAGGCGTCGTTGCTCGCGCCCGTCAGCGTATAGTCGCCGCCGCCCGCGCCGCCCGTCCCGGCGGCGTTGTTGGTGAAGGTGACGGTCGCGCCGCTCGCCTTGCCGTCCGCATCCCAAACCTCGCCCGCCCAGGTGCCGCCGCTGGCGTTGACGCCGCTGCCGGTGTCGTCGCCCAGCACGCTGACATTGCCGCGGTCCCCGACATGATAGCGCACCCGCCAGTTGCCGGTGCGGCCCGTCGCCGTCGTGTTGCCGGTGAAGGTGTCGGTCTTGACGTTGTAGTCGTACCAGAGGTTGAAGCGGCTGGTGATCCGCTTGTTGACGCCCGCCGCGCCCGCCACGTCGGCATAGGCGCGGTTGGTGCGACCGATGTTCGCGCCCGCTGCGCCCGCGCCGGGAATGGTGTTGTGATACTCGATCACATTGTCGAAGGGCAGCGTGGTCGTGTCCCCGCCGATCTGCAGCGCCGGGCTGTTGGCGGTGTTCGTCCGCTCGATCACGTTCTGGACCAGCGCGAAGCCGCGCGTATAGCCGCCGCCCAGCTGGCACGGCGCCTGCTCTTTCAGGAACTGGCAGTTATAAATGACGCCGCCGTCGCAGCTGTCCCAGTTCGCCACCCAGTTGCTGTCGTCGAAAGCGCCGTTGACGAAGCGGCAGCCGATCAGCGTGAAAGGCTGGATCGCGAAGCGGTTGCCGAGCGCCGCCGGCATGTCCTCGAACAGCACGCCGACCGCCCGCATCTGGATGCGCGCCGCGCCGCCATAGCCGAAGGTCGGCAGCGGGAAGTTCGCGCCGCCCGTCCAGGTGACGTTCTCGAAATAGCTGTGCGCGAAGCCGTAGTTCAGCGGCGCGGCCGATCCCGCCACCGCGTTGATCGTGTTGCCCCTGAACGCCACCCAGCTGTTGAAGCTGTTGCCCGATCCGCCATTGAAATAGCCGCCGTTGCACTCGAACGGGCAGCCCCAGCGCAGCATCGCCGTCTGGCCCTGCCCCGCCGCGCTGAGCTGCGCTTTCACGGTTCCGCTCGCGCCGGGATCCTTGACGATATCGGTCCAGCATTTGCCCGAGGCGCTGCCGCCATTGTTCCCGATGACGTGCGTCGCGCCCGCGCCCGCCGCCGCCTCGCCCAGATACACGGTGCCGCCGCTATGGTCGTTATGACCCTTGTTGGCGCTGTTCCACGTCTGGATGGCGGCGATCGCGGCCTCGATCGTCGGATAGGCGTCGGCCAGCGTTGCGCCCAGCGCGGCGTAGCTGCTCCGCACGCCCGAGGCTCCCGCCGCCGTGCCGCCGGGCTTCACGATCGCGCAGGCCCCGCCATAGCCGCCGGTCTTGTCGCAGCAGAAGCGCAAGGGCGTCTGCGGATTGATGCTGGTCGCGTCGCCCGTCACCGCCACGCCGTCGGCCAGCAGGTCCAGCACCGCGGCGGCGTTGCCGATCCACGGGAACACCTTCGCGTTGACCCGGCAGAGATCGCCCTGCGTCAGGTTGGCGAGCGGGACCGCCGCCGCATAGACTTCCGCGATCTGCCCCTTGGTCTGGATCGTGGAAAGCTGCGGCGTCGCCGCCGTCACCGTCGCGGACAGGTTGGGCGTGCCCTGCGCGTCGCGCGCCTGATATTGCACGCACGCCACCTGCCGCCCGTTCATCGCATGACGGTGGAAGGCGACGCCTTCGACCGCGAAGGTCGATCCCGTCGCCCGCTCATAGTGCATGTTCACCCAGGCGAAGAGCGGCTTGGGATAGGCGAGCGTCGAGGTGTTGACGACCGAACCGATCGTGCCGGCCGCCGCCGCGCCATAATAGCCGGCCTGCGCCACGGCGCCGGCGATCGTCGAGCCCTGATAAATGTCGTCCGACAGCGCAAAACAGACGGTCCGCACGCCGCCGCTGGCGCTGTTCAGCCGCTGCGCCTGGTTCGGATATTGCTTGCGCAGCACCGCCGTGCCCCGGATCGTGCGGGTGACGGTCGTCGCCGCGCCCGTCGCATCGAAGCCGGGATCGCTGACCGTCAGCACGATCTTGGTCGGGTCGAAGGCCGACACGCCGTCATCGGGCAGCGTCACCTTCGCCACCCAGCCGTTCGCGTCGGCCGCGCCCGCCCCGTCCATGGCCTGCAGACCGCCCGCCGGCAGGATCGTCAGCGAAGTGATCGCCGCGACCGCCGGCGCGGCGGCGCTCGCGGGCCGCGCCTTCAGCGACAGGTCGATGCCGAAGCCGAACCCGTCCATCAGTACAGCGCCACGATCGAGGCGGCAGTCGTGCCGGTCGCCTTCACCAGCCGGGCGCGGAACGGCAGCACCGATCCCGCCGCCAGGTTCCTGAACGTCACGTCCGCCGTGTCGTTCAGCCCGCGCGCCACCAGGTCGCCCGCGGCCCCGATGAACAGCGCCTTGGGAATGTCGGCCAGCGGATTGCTGTCATGCGGCGCCACCGCCACGCCCCGCGTCGCCGGCGCCGACACGCCGTCGACCAGCCCCGAAAAAGCATCGGCCATCTTTGTCTCCTGTCAAAAATCCTCCCCGGAACGGGGAGGGGGACCATGCGGAAGCATGGTGGAGGGGGCCCGCCGCAAAACCGCTTCTCAAGCGGGCCCCCTCCGTCAGCCCTGACGGGCTGCCACCTCCCCGTCCCGGGGAGGATTTGAGGCCTCAGCTCACCCCGAACTTCAGCAGCTTGATCGCCTCGCTGTTCATCACCGCGCCGCCGATCCGCTTGACGGCGTAGAAGTGCACGAACGGCTTGTGCGTGAACGGATCGCGCAAGATCGTCGTGTCTCTGCGTTCGGCGATCAGGTACCCGGCACGGAAGTTGCCGAAGGCGATCGCGAGGCTGTCGGTCGTCACGTCCGGCATGTCTTCCGCCTCGATCACCGGATAGCCGAGCAGCGTGTCAGGCTGGCCGCTCGCCATCGCCGGCTGCCACAGGAACGCGCCGTCCGCCGTCTTGAACTTCCGGATCCGCGCCAGCGTCGCCGAGTTCATCACGAACGCTGCACCTTGGCGGTACGGCGTGCGCAGCGCCTGGATCAGGTCGATGAGCTTGTCCTGCGGGCTCTGCGCCGGAAAGCCGCCCGCGACGCCCGTCGCCAGATACTGCAGCGTCCCGAATGCCCGCACCCCGTCCGCCTCGTTGGTCGGCGTGCCGGTCAGAAAGCCCTTCGGCTTGTTGACGCCGTCGCCCGAGACGAACGCCGCGCCTTCCGCCCGGGCGAATTCGGTCGCGATCTCGCCCGCCAGCCAGCTTTCGACGTCGAACGCCGCGTCGTCCAGCATCGCCTGGCTCGCCGCCGGATTGGCGAACAGCTCGCCCATGGGCGGCGCGATTTCCTTGAAGCTCGGCGTCGCCGTCTCCGCCCGCGCTCCGGCCTCCGACGCCCAGCCCGAAGGCGTGCCGCCGGTCGTCACGAGCTTCTTGTATCCCGCCGATCCCACACGAACCACATTGGCGATCCGCCGGATCGGCGAAATCGCCGTCAAGGTGCGGTCGATCACCGCGTCCAGCTCCTTCGGCACCGCATAGCCGCCATCGCCCGGCGTCGCGCCCGAAAAGCTCTTCAGCTCGATCTCGGAGCCGCGCCGCAAATAGCCGTCCACGAACGCCTCGCGCCCGCCCGACACCCGCGCCCCGGAAAGCGCCGGCCGCTCCACCGCCGGCGCATGCGTCACCGCCTCGAAACTCGCCTCAAGCGAGCCCGTCACCTGTTCCATCGCTTTCTCCTCATTGAACTAAACCCCTCCCCTTCAGGGGAGGGGTTTAGGGTGGGGCAGGTCCGTCGAGACCTGAGCGCCTGACAGCCCCACCCCCGTCCCCTCCCCTGAAGGGGAGGGGCTCACTCCACCGCAATCACCCGCGCCAGCGGCTGCATCGGCAGCCGCACCAGGCTCACTTCGATCAGCTCCAGATCCAGCAGCTCCCGTCCCCGCGGCAGGTCCCGCGCCGCCCGCACCCGGTAGCCGATCGACAGCCCCATGCCCGCCGCGACTTGCCTGTCCGCCGCCCCGATCACCCGCAGCCCGCGCCCATCCTCCTCGACCCGCTCGACTTGGCCGACCCGCCCGCCATGCTCCCAAAGCAACGGCACCGCCCCTCCGACCGAAGCGAACGCCCCCGCTCGGATCACGTCCCCGCTCCGGTCCGCATGGTCGAACACCGCTGCATAACCCGCGAACCGGCAAAGCTCCTCCCCGGAACGGGGAGGGGGACCATGCGAAGCATGGTGGAGGGGCCGGCTTGCCTCGCAAGCCGGTGCTGCCTCGAAACTCACCCCAGCCGCTCCCACAAGCCCGTCTTTACCGCCACGCCGACCACCACCAGCGCCAGCACCAGCCGCACGAACCAGCCGGCGACCGCCTGCACCGCCGATTTCTTCGCGTCCCGCCATGCCCCCAGCAGGCCGCGCAACTCCCGCATGTCCTTGCCTGCCTCGGCGTCCTCCAGCCCCAGCGAGGCCAGCGCCCGCCGCGCGCCAAGCTCCGACGCCTCCTCAACCACGCCGCGAAGCGTCGCCCGCAAAGCCCCCTCCGCCTCCGCCTGCGCGAGCAGCGAAGCGAGCATCGTATCCTGAGACATGTGCACTCTCCTAAGCCCCTCCCCTTCAGGGGAGGGGTTGGGGTGGGGCCGGTCCGTGGGCGCCGTGTGCGATAGACAGTCCCCACCCCCATCCCCTCCCCTGAAGGGGAGGGGCTAAGCCATCCCCACCGCCGCCCGCTTCTCCTCCGGCGTCAGCCAGTCCGCGCCGCTCACCATCGCCCAAAGCCGCTCGCGGTCCTCGCTCAGCTCCGGCACCCGGTCGACATCGACGCCGATCGTCAGCCCCGGCCACCAGCGCGAGAGCCCCTGCGCCAGGGCGGCGAAAATCTTTCCCGCCAGCGGCAGGATCGTCAGCCGCCACAGCGAGCGGTTGGCCTCGCGATAGTTTGCATAAGTGCTGTCCCCCGGCAGCCCGAGCAGCATCGGCGGCACGCCGAAGGCCAGCGCGATCTCCCGCGCCGCCGCCGCCTTCAGCGCCACGAAATCCATGTCCGCCGGCGTCAGGCTCAGCGCCTGCCACCTGAGCCCGCCGTCGAGCAGCATCGGCCGCCCGGCATGCGTCGCGCCCTGGAAGCCAGACTCCAGTTCCGCCTTCAGCCGCTCGTACTGCTCTCCCGCCAGCACCGAGCCGTCCTTCGGCTCATAGACCAGCGCCCCGCTCGGCCGCGCGGCATTGTCGAGCAGCGCCTTGTTCCACCGCGTCGCCGCATTGTGGATCGCGACCGCGCCCGCCGCCGCGCCCAGGCAGCCGAGGCCATAATGATCGTCGGTCGGGTGAAAGGCGCGGACATGGACGATCCGCTCGGCCTCGATCCGCTGCGCGATTTCGCCAACCCGGTACAGATACGCCCCCGGCCACCCCCGCGCATCGGCCTCGACCGATACGCGTTCGGGGCGCAAGGCATACAGTTCAGCGACCGCTTCCCCGCTCGTCCCGAGCGAAGCCTGTCCCGAGCCTGTCGAGGCGGTCGAGGGACGTTCCAGCAGCTCCACATAAGCATTGCCATGCAGCAGCAGGTGGCACGCCACCGTCTCCACCAGCCCCTGCCCGCCCGACTGCGCCGCGACCAGCCGCGCCACCTCAGGCTCCGAACAGGCGACCGGCGCCGCGCCGAGGCTTTCCGCCACCAGCCGCACCGCGCGCTGCGCCACCGGGTTCAGCGCATAGGCCTCGCGCACCTGCGCATCATAGGAGCGCGGCCACTCGCCCGTCCCGAACGCGATGCCGAACCCGCGCGCCAGCGCCGGCCGCGCGCCGCCGCGCCCGGCCTTCTTCCCGAACCATTTCATGCCGACCCTTTCGGAACCGCCGCCGCCGGGCCGCTCCGCCCGACTCGCATTTCTTCAGCGTGGAGTCCTGATGCCAGATCAGCGTCACGATGTCAAGAAGTTTTTGCCTATTTGGTTCATCATCCACCAAAGAAGAAGCCGCGACGGGCAGGCCGGCGCGGCTTCTCCGGGGC